CTTGCGTTTGTGGTTGTTGCTCGTTCATCTTTTTAAGGGGATCTGCAGTCTCTAGATGAACAGCTTCTGAAATACCCTCAGGTAAAATAGTTGGGTCAATACTAATAGGGAATTTGTTAGCGCCAAATAAGACTTCGACAATCTGACCGTAAGCTGCTAAGACTTTTGTTTTAGTAACTTTAACAAATACTCTAGACTTTTCTGCTGAGGTAAACTGTATGTCTGGACTATACAAACCTCTATAATTTCTGTAAGCTCTAATCCAGCGTTGTTCTTCCCCATATCGAGCAGTTTCAGCTTTACTGAATCGTTCCTTAACAAAACCTACGATAGTTCCAACCATAGGATCATTCGAAGTATTTTCTTCTGAATCCTCGATGTAAGATACCTCTGCATCTTCCATGTAGACTTCTTCAGCTAGAATGTCATCTTCTTCCATAGTTATTCCTTAGTATCCAAAAATTGAATCTGCTGCTTGAAATCCTGACCTCTGAGTTTCAGAGTTATAATCAAACAAGTTACTACGAGGGCGTGTCATGATTCCGTACCGTAAAGCATCATAAATGTGATCTTCAGATCTTGTATCTACGTCCTCTGGGTTATTTTTATCTAAAGGCAAAGACGGTAGTTGCGAGATCGTATTATAACAATTGTTAAAGAAGACTAGCCTAGGTTCTTCTGTAAACTCATCAATCTGAAGTCTTCTATGTAATTCGTTTTTACCAGCTACACGGGAACCTTTAGACCTATCGGCTGGCCTCCAACGACACCCCTTAACAATCATTTGTTCTGCTAGGCTTGGTCCAGTATCACCTCTTTTATGCCACAAGGAACTATCAAGAACACCGTATCGTATTTTCTCTTCTGATTCTAAATCAAGGACCATATCAGCTAAGTCAGTCGCTAAGACTTTACTGACGTACAATTCTCTATATATGATAAGTTGCTCATCAGGCGCAACGGCAAACCAAAGCACAGCACTGTAAGAACCATAACCATAATCTGCTGCTCTAAACCTAGGCCAATTACTAGGGATATCAAAGGGGTCTACCACATGAACTTTACGATTAAATTCAGGGAAGGCTGCGCCCTCATTAATGTCCCAGTCTCCTTCAAGTAGTTGTCTTCTTTGATGCTCAGGGAGAGACAACAAGTTAGCTTCGTACATCCCATCGTCAGACAGATAGGGATTATCAAACAGAGTTGCAGGTATAAACTTCCTTTTAAAAAGAGGTTCACCTTCTCTGCTGTGACCCTTAGGCCAACAGATAACCTCACCATCTTGGTCAGTCGCCCAGAAAGCCTTGTTAGGTGTCTGAGGATCAATAAAGGTACGTTTTACCCAACTGTGACCCGGACCCCCTGGGTTACTTGTCGCCCTCATGTAGAGAGGTAATCCACTGGCTTTTGTTGTACGTAACCTTGAACGCATATAAGACCACGCATAATCTGTAGGCCACTGAGTAAGCTCGTCAAACCCTATCCAGTTAAATGCTTGACCTTGGTAACGCATAACGTCATCATCACGGTCTAGGTATGACATCCAGAGAGTTGCTCCGCTAGGGGCTACCCAAGTCTTATCCCTTTCCATAAACTTAATACCCGGTATTGCCCTTGGGTATAATTGTTTAGAAACTGAGATAAGTTCTCTTAGTTCCTCTGTTGACCTACGCACGATAAGCATTCTAGCGTTAGGATTATTCAAGTACCTTACTGGATCAGCAACCAATGAATATGACTTACCACCACCTGCTGCGCCACCGTATAAAACTTCTTGTTCTGTAGCTGCTAGAAATGATGTTTGTGGACCAGGGTTAGGTTCAAAGATTATTTCTCGTACAGCTTTTTCAACATCAATCTGCGCTGACTTCGGATTCGCTGGTGTTGTCTGACCATCCATCTCCAAAGATTCTTTTGGTAGCTCTACCACCAAGTCTTTCTTTCTCGATCTTCTCCGCCTTCCTTGCCGCTTCTTTATATTTTTTGGCATAGTTGCGGTAGTTCGAGGAAGCTCGTCTGCGTTTTTCTTCGATCCTGACACGTTTATCTAACCCTACATGCGATATATACCTACCTGATTCTTTTGATAACCATTGAGCTACTTGCCTTAAGCTGTACTCTTGTAGGAATAGTTTTGCTTTTTCTAAAAGTTCTAATTCTTCTGGTATGGGTATAAGTAAATCAGGATCTTCCTCATCCTGTTTGTATCCAAAGGGTACGTGCCTTCCAACTCTAATTATTGGATACCACTCTCCGTTCTCTCCTCTAAGTGGTATCTGCCAATCTACGTTGGGTGGATAAGCTCCCTCTGATGCCCTCTTAGTTTTAATCTTCGGCATCTTTAGAAGGTAGTATAAATAGAGGCTCTGCTGATTTAACCTCTACCTTTTCTGTTTTTGTGAATCCCGCTCGATCCAGAATGTCTTTAGCAGCCATCATTTTTTCTTTGACACCTAAGTCTGTTGGATCTGCCATAATACTAAACATTGTGTACGCAGCCTTGGTGGAAGACTGAGCAATAAATTTCTTTGTTAGTTCTACTATTTCATCTTCGATTGCTTCTACAACTTGTCTTGTAGACACACCTTCGGCGTATCCTGCAAGCTTCTTTGCTTTAACAGGATCGCCTTTGGCTTCATCAAAGAGAACCTCTAAAAACTTTCGTTGTCTATCCGTTAGCTGTCTTGCCATTATAAACCATATCTCTGATCTGACTGCGTCCGATACCAAGATCCCTTAAGTCTCTGTCAGAGAAACTGTTCAATTGCATCATAGCAATTCTACGATCAGCTTCTGCCTGACGTGATTTTTGAATGTGTATTAAAACTTCTTTTAACCATTTAATCATAATCTTAATCTCCAGTTTGATATTGTGCGAGTTGGCTAGGATACCAACTGGAGACTAGTTTTACACAAATAGTTATATCATACTACTGTTAGTATTGCAACCCCGTTATGATATAAAGTAGTATCATTTAGTTTTACTTTTTATTTTCTTTTTAATTTTAGTAGTCCAAGCTTCATTCTCTGGGGTAGTTGGGTCATCCTTTATGTAATGACCCTTAGAGTTTCTAGCTCGTACCTTTTCAGTATTTTCTGATATCCAATCCAAAACATCTTGCTCTTTAGTAAGCCACTCACCGTGGGACTTCTGAGCCATAACATCTCCTCTGGAGTTGACTACCATATCTTCGCCTTCAAATCTGTACATTAGTACTTACCCTCTACGCCAAACTTTTTCTTGTGTTGAGCAATAGACTCTTCTTTAAGTCGAGTGGTGTACTTCTTACCTTTCCACATAAAAGTTGCATTACCAGATTTGCGGTTTCTAGCAAATGCTTTCCCAAAAGATTCATTAGTTACTGGACCTTGTGCGGGACGTGCCTTAGGTCTTAAAGTTGGTTCTTTTTTAGGTGGCGCTGTCTTACGTGCAGGAGCATTAGACGGCTTACTTGTTTTCTTGGTAGTTTCAGTTTTTGAGGGTACAAACTTACGATCTGTTCTTTCCTCACTAGGAGATTTAAGATCAAGCGTTGGAGCCTCTGGGCGAGCCAAATCCCTTAAAGCTGCTGGACGACTTGTTAAATTTTTAGGAGCATTAGTACGAACCTTCACCATCTCCTTAGGCATCAAAGGAGGTTTTCCTTTTGGTTTTGCTGCAGCCTTTGGTTTTAGTACAGTGGGTGATTTGGATTGCGCCTTAGGCTTTGACACACTAGTTGTCTCAGTTCTAGGTTTAGTTACAGAGGTACTACTAGGAGCCTTAGGCTTATTAACTGTAGCTGTCCTAGGGCGAGTTATTGGCTTAGGAGATGTATACTGACCAGTCTTAGGCGACTTTGGATTAGCTACAGTAGGTGCTTTTTTAACATTTGTTTCAGCCGTAATCTTACTTTTAGGGATTCTTTTACCGCCTTGATCAGTAAGCTCTTTTGCTACTTTTGATGAGTTCGTACCAAAGGTTTCTTTACCTAGCCGAATAAAGTATTTAAATATTTGCGATTTACTCATTGTCTTACCCCTTATAAGATGCGCCGCACTTGGCTTGAATCATTCCACCGTCTTTGTAGCCCATCTTTCTTTTAGACATGCCGCCCTTATTCATGACCATACCAGAAGTCATTCCTCTGGCTGACATCATACCTTGTGGAGAACGACTTGCTGAGGGACGATAACGACTTTGTTCCGCATCCATAGGTGTTGTGTCTCCACCAATAGCATAGCCCTTTTTCTTTTTAGACATGCCGCCTTTATTCATAAAGCCCATCTTGTTACGTACTGCTTTTGGAAGAGAAGCGGCTCCTTTATTTGGGGCAGGTTTAAGACCCCCTTTTGCATAACCTGTTTTCTTTGAACTTTGTTTCATTGCTAGTACTTTCTTGTTTGCTCTAAATGGTTTTGTTGTGTGAATCTTAGGCTACTACGAAGTCTACGTTTTCGCCTTGTCTTTGAGGATATAGCTTATTCATGTTCTGTGGGTGGTAGGTATAGGCATCAGTATACTTATACTTCTCAACCTTTTTATCTAGTGTATTTGAACTTTCTTCTACGCGCTGGGTTTGTTCAGTTTTTACTTTATCAAAAGGCATCTGTGGTAATGGAAGGTAATCCAATAAACCTAAACTTATGTTCATTACTTTTTAGCCTTTCTTACAGTCCCGCCTTTAGCGGCTCTAAACTTAGCGGTTTTCTTTGCAATGCTTTTAGGTTGAGCCACAAACTGCTTACCTGCCTTCGTGCCTTGTCGTTTAGCTCTGGTTGTAGCGGCATACTCACTGCTGCTAAGAGACTTAATAGCTGAAGAAGGAAG